AAATAAAGAAACGGCCCAACAAGCTTTAACTGGTTGGAATACACTTCCTGCTCAAACTAAAAAATTATTAGGTGATGATACCGACTTTTTGAGTAAAAAAGGAAACGCAGCTCAAGCATTGAATACGTGGAATTCTATGCCAGAGAATGTTAAAAAACTTTTAGGTAACGATAAAGATTTCCAAAACAAAAAAGGGGCAGCCGCAAGTGCTTTAAAAGCATGGGATGCCATGCCTGAGAATGTTAAGAAAATGCTTGCTAATAACTTCGATGTACTATCTAAAAAAGAAGGAGCTACTAATGCAATTCTTCAATGGAATAATTTACCAACTAACATCAAAAAACTACTAGCAAGTAATCAAACATCAGAAGGGGTTAATTCAGCTAATGCATGGATAGAAAATAATTTCAAAGGTAAAACGGCAGATTTATTTGCTAATTCTCAACCAGCTGTTGATACTCTTAACTCTTTTCTGAATCTTCCGGCATCGAAGACCATTAACATGATTGTGAATACAACTAAAAATGCCCAAGGTACACCATACCATCCAGGCGGACTTGCTATGGTTAATGACCAAAAAGGGCCGACCTATAAGGAATTGATCAGTTTGCCTAATGGAGTAAGTTTTATTCCAGAAGGACGAGATGTGACAATGCCACTACCTAAAGGAACAAAAATTTTAAAAGCTAGCAAAACAGCTCAACTTATCCCTAAATATGCCGATGGCACTGGAGGTATTCCAGCTAATGCGAAGATATTTAGAGATATGAGAGCAGTTCAACAACAGTTAGTTGTTAATACAGGTGCCGTTGATAATAATAATCAACTTGAAATTATTATAGAACTATTGAAAACAATTTCTAGACGCCCAAGTGAAAATAAAGAGTTGTCTTCCGCCATAGGTAATCTTTTCAATCAGACGAGTAAACCTACGCTTCGTGAAAAAAATCAAGCTTTGAATCAGCTCCAAAAAGAACTAGGTTATCTATTTTCAAATAATTAGGAGGGAAAATGAATTTATCTTATAAACAAAATGTTGAAATTTCAAAAAAAGAAAAAGTAAATCGTTGGGGAGAACCAGTATATGGGGAAAAGATAGTTTATAACAATATCGAGATTGAGAGACGACCAATCTTTCAAACGGTGGGAGGAAAAAGAGAAGTCAAACAAAAGGCAATTTTAACTATTTTTGAACCCCAACCCAGTCCTATTTCTACGGCTAATGAAGAATGGGAAGGGGCTCGTGTAATTGACGAAGATCATAATGTATTTTATGTGGAGAATTATGAACCAAAATATGATGAAAATAATGAACTTATTAAGCATCAATTGAATTTATTAGAAGGGAGGTATTAATGGTTGCTGCTGATGAAGAAAAAATTACTTATACCAATGAAAATGGTGGAATGGTAATCATAACAAAGAAACGTCCATTCTTTTTACTTGATAAAACAGGTTTTGGAGCAGTAAATAATACTATTAATAGCGAAAAAATGTACGGTATGGATGGCGAATATGAAAATGCTGAAGCTCTCGAACCACGAACTCCAACGATAACTTTTTTAGTTTATGGTAAAAATTCTAAAGATGATAACAATCTCCAACGTACTCTACTCAATGTATTTAATCCTAAGTTAAAAGGAGTTTTGACTTACGAGTCCTATGGTAAATGTTATGAAATAGACGTTCGGATAACAAAAGGGTGGGATAGTGAATTTGACGAAAAAAGTCACACAAATCAATGTACTCTTTCATTCTTTGCAGCTAATCCATTATGGAGAGATGTTTCAAGTGATTCTTACGTTGTCCAAATGGGACAAACAACAAATTTACTTAGCTTTCCTTTAGCAATCACAGATGATTTCAAATTCGCAACAGTAGATGTAGGAAAAGAAGTAACTGTGATAAATCCAGGACATGTTGCGGTTGGTTTAGAATTATATATTACTTGTACAGCAGAAGTTGTTAATCCTAGATTATTTAATCCTTATACTGAAGAGTATTTCGCCTTTAGTAGTACGTTCAAGGGGGGAGACACAATTTATCTCAATACGAATGAAGGAAAGAAACAGGTGCTGATAAATGGAGAGAATGGCTTCTTTAAACGAAAATTAGGCTCTACTTTTATGCACATTAATCTTGAAACAAATTATTTCATCTTACAAGCAGATAGTGGAATAGAGAATATGGTTGCTACCATGAAATACTATCCTCTGCTAACGGGGGTGTGTTAATGGTTACTCAAAGAAATTTGACAGTTGAAATCTTTAACATGAATTCAGACTACACTCACTCATCAGTCGGCATATTAGATCAGTATAAAAGCTGTATGATTAATTGGCGAGCATTTAACTTTGATACCTTTCAACTGAGTTTACCATTGAATTCAAATGCTATTCCATACTTGAAGTCTGATAATATTTTTTCTATAAATGATTCCTATTTTTATATTGATTCTATCAGTTATGACAGTAAACAATCGAACTTGATGACTGTTAAAGGTAAAAGTCTTTTAGGAAAGGCAACGAAAAGAATTGTTATTCCAGTATATGCTACTAACTCTGCCAAGCCCGAAAAAATAATGTTTGATCTCATTAATAAAAATATGGTTGATACCGTAACAGGAAGAGTGATACCTCTAATAAGTATCAGAACTCCGCCAGACTTTGGATTAGCTGCAATTTCTTATCAAAATTCTTATGGAAATGTTGCTGAAGAAGTTGCAGCTCTTGCTGATGGAAATAGTATTTGTATCAAAGAAGTTCAGACAAACTTAGAAACTCCAGCTTCTCAAATCCAATTCTATAAAGGAAGGGACTTGAGTGGAGATGGAGGCATTGAGTTTAGCTTGGATGATGAGGGGCTGAAATCTGAAAGTTTAACCCGTGACATCTCCGATTTTTATAATGTAGCCTATGTTTTTGGAGAAGGTGAGGGGAACAAAAGGAAATCGATCGTAGCAACAAAACTTCCTAGTGGCAAGCCTAAAGGAGCTGAAGTTAATGAAATCTATGTCGATGCACGTGACTTACAACAAACCTATACCAACGATGCAGGAAAAGAAGTGACTCTAACAGATGACCAGTACAAAGCTCAATTGCTTCAAAGAGGGAACCAAACTCTGACAGATCATGCAGAAGCCATTCAAATCGGAGGAGAAGCAAACTACAATAACCTTAATTTCCAATATGGAAAAGATTATATGGTGGGTGATATTGTGAGGCAAACTAATCCAAGGTTTGGAGTTTCAAAAGTTTCGACTCTGACAGAAATGCAGGAAACTTGGGATGAGTCAGGTTATCACTTAGATCCAACCTTTGATAAAGATAAAGTTACACTAACAAAACTGATTAATAGAAAGTAGGTTTAAATATGGCACTTTTTGTATTTCCATTAAAAAGTATCAATGGAAGCAACATGTATAACAATGATGATTTTCGTCAATATTTTGCGAATTTCATTAGCACTGGAATTTTGGCAAATGTTCCACTTGCTGGCTCAACAGCTTTTCAAGTCACTCAAACAGATAGTCCATCAATGAATGTGATTGTCGGATCTGGCGTAGCTTGGATAATCGGTGGGCAAGTAATGAATACCTCACCACTTTCTTTTAAAATTCCAGCACCACTAACTAGCCAGTCTCGTACAGATTCAATTGTCGTTCAATGGAGCAACTCTAGCAATAATGGGGATATCATTTATAAACAAAATTCAACTCAAGTTGTACAAACAAATGATGTCTATGAGCTACAGCTTTGTAAAATCTTAGTTCCAGCAAATGCGACAAATATTTCTCAAGCAAATATCACAGATATGAGAGCAGACACGTCAGTTTGTGGCTTTTCAAGCCCTTATGAGGCAATAAAAACAGGCGATTTACTTGCTCAATTCAAATCAGAACTTGAAGCGAATGGGGTGTTGTTTGAAGATTGGTTTAAAAATCTTAAGAATCAATTAGATGATAACCAGGCTTCAAATTTACAAAATCAAATTGACGATTTAGGGATTGAAAAAGCTAATGATGATGAGGTTGTTCATAAAACAGGCGATGAAGATATTGCGGGCAAGAAAAATTTTACCGAAGATACAACAGTAAAAAACTTAAATATTACCGGAAGCATCAAAACTACAACAACAGCTAATGTTAATGTCGGAAACGGGATGAGCATTAGCCTAACAAAAAAAGGGAATTTTGTGGAGGTACGTTTTTATGGAACAATAACTACCGTCAAAAGTGGAAACGAGATGAGAGGAAGTGGTTCATCTTGGATTAGTCCTGACTTTAGACCAGAAGTTACAGCATCTTTAGTTGGTCACTTTGCAAGTAGTACCGACTCATTCCACATTGATATTGAACCAACTGGACGTGTGGTTTGGTGGGGGCCGGAAGTCACAGGAACTGTCGGAGCACCTCGAGGAACTGCTTTTTAT